TTCTTTCTATTGTTTCTTCTAGGTCTTTTATTTTTAAACCTTCTTTTGTATGTTTACCTATCATCTTTCTTCCCTCCTTTACTTAATTTATTTTGTTTTGTATAATCTTCTTGAGCCTAAACACTACTTTTACATAGAAAAGAGGTGTTGCTTTATGACTAAAGAAGATATTGCTTTACAGCTTACTTTAAAAACTATAGATAGAATTTCTTTTAAAACTATAGCTGAAGCTAAAACTTTACCTTATGAACTTTATAATTCATTTTATGAAAATATAAAAACAAGTGATGATAAAGCTTTTGTTGCCTTAAGTTAGTCAACCCAGTTTTTTTCAAATCACATATCGTAAGTGCTATCTGACACATAGCATTTACATTATTTACTATTTGTTTAGGCTCACTACCATTTACATTTCCTATGTTTATACTTTTTTCACATTTATCATTTAACCTATTAAGTCTTTTCATTTCGTCCATTAAATAGTCTTGAATATCCATCTTTCCCTCCTATCTCATAATTCCATATACTAATATTCCTGCAAAAAACATTGCTAGCCCTAACATCTGTATACCCTCTTCTACTGCTTGTCCTAATTTACAGTAGAATTTTTCTTTTTTTGTCATTTGTGCTTTCATTTTCTTCACCCTCTTCTACTGCTCGTCCTAATTTACAGTAGAATTTTTCTTTTTTTGTCATTTGTGCTTTCATTTTCTTCACCTTCTTTCACTTTTTTATCTGTTTGAATAGATTAAATTCAAGTAATCCTCTACTCTTTTTGTTAGTTCTTTTTCTCTTTCTGGTGTTAATGGATTTAATACTACTACTTTTAATTCTTTCTCTGTTACTTTCTCTCTCATATAACCACCTCTCTAAAGATTATTCATATTACTTGTACTTGTTGTGTCTTTATAATAAATTAGCACTATTTATAGTATGCTTATTGTGAACTTTTAGGATAAAAAAATTTTATCAACATTTGCAGTTGGAAAAGCTCTTTTAAATTCTTTTACTTTCTTTATGCTAGGATTTTTAGCTCCACATTCTATCTGTTTATAGAATGATAACGCTATTCCCCATACTTTAGCCATTTCTTCTTGCGTTTTTCCAATACTTTTTCTAAATTCTATCAATAGTTCTCTTTGCAATTTTTCGTCTCCTCCTTTCAAGTTCGCTTTTAGTATAATATACTCTTAGTGAACTGTCAATAGTTTCTTGAAAAACTTTTCTTAAAAATTTGCAATTCTTTGCCGCTCTAAGTAAACTTTTTCTATTTTTTCTTGCATAGTACACTCTTAGTGTGCTATAATAAGAAATATTAAGGAGGTTCTCTTTGTGAATAGAATAAAACAATTAAGAGATGAATTTGGATATACACAGCAAGCACTAGCTACTAAAATAGATGGTGCTAAGAGTACTATTGCTATGTATGAAAATGAAACACGTAAACCTAGTATGGAAGTCTTATTAAAATTGTCTGAAATATTTAGTTGTAGTATAGATTATCTCCTTGGAAAATCCGACATACGTAACCCAGAGGAAACTATAGAAAAAGAATTTAAATCTATATATGCCAAAGAAATAGAAGGCTTAACAGAAGAAGAAATTATAGACGCTCTCCGCTTCTATAAGCAAATTAAATACGGGAAAAATAAAAAGTAATTTTAATAATGCTAACTGTATTAATAAGAATTATTAAAAGTGCAAAGATAAATAGGTTTTATAAAAAAGATAAAAGAGAAAAATAAAAGGAGGAAAATAATATGAATTTTTATGAAAATGACCAAGAACTTAATGATATTTCTCAATATAAAATAAAAAAGTGTTTACAATGTGGAACAAATACAGATAATAAAGACGACAATGAATTATTTTGTTCACAATGTGGAGCTCCTGTTGTTAATCGTTGCTCTGATTATCATTGCAATAAATTATTAACTGAAAGTGCTAGATATTGTAAATATTGTGGTAGTTCTTCTATTTTCAAAAATTATGGTCTATTAGATACCCCTACATCTAATGACACTGACTTTCCTTTTTAATGTATTTATTATATATAGATGATGCTGGTACTTGTGAACTTAAGAAAGACAATACTTTTAGTGTTAGTGGGGGTAATTCTAGATGTTTTGTTTTAGGACGGTATTTTAGTTAAAGCTCATGAACTTAATAAAATTGAAAATAATATAATTAAAATAAAGAATGCTTGTTTAAAAAATAATTTAGAAGAAATTAAACATAGCATTAATAGTAATAAATTAAATTGTATTGTTTCATGTGATAAATCTGCTGATAAGTATTGCTTTAAACAACAAATAGCAAAAGAATTAAATAATATTGATTGTACTATATTTGCTACTATGCAAGATAAATATTATACAACAACTAATAATATTGTAAAAAATAAAGATGATATATATAGATTATGTTTTGAATATATTTTGAAATCAGTAGATACTTTTATGTATAATAATCAAATTAATGATGATACAATAGTTTTTATTGATAAAAAAGATTCAGGAGATCATAAAGATACTCTTATATATAATGCATACAAAAAAGCTCTAAACAATACTAAAATATATAAATCTTTTAGTAATAATCTTTTTGCTCCATCAATTAATATTGTCTATTCTCAATATACTATTGGAGCACAATTAGCTGATTTTGTGGCTGGTAGTGTTTGGTCTTTTTATGAAAATTCTAGCAATCAAGAAAAACAAAATCAAGCTAAAAATATTACTATGCTTTATAGATCAAAAGTTTATACTGTGAACAATAAAAAAGTAGGTTTGTCTTTTTGTAAAGATTTTTTTACATAAAAAAACGGGCTGCGACGAACTTTGTGTTCTACATACTCCATACGGGGTACTATCCAGCCCTTTTATTAAATAAATTATAACATATAATTATTTAACTTGTCAAATAATTGACTTATATTATTATATTCAATTTCGTTTTAAATATTACTGTTATAAAGACATTGAAAAATAAATAAATCCTAGTATAAAAAAATCAAATTTGACATATTCTAAAATTAGTGCTATTATAATAGTAATTAAGAAATTCATAAGATGTCATGAATTTTCGCTGAGATGTGTCTAGTCAACACATCTCATTTTTTATATATGAAAACAAGCGAGTAGTCAACTCGCTTGAAAGATAGTTCTTTTTTTAGTTTTTGTCTTGACTTTCATTATCATTATTCATACTAAGTATTAATAAAATAATTAGTCGCCAAATTAAGTCATAAGATGTCACTACTATTTCGCCTCCTTTCTACCTTTTGGAGAAAGGCAAATAAAATATATATTATTTGTATAATTTTGTCAAATATATTATCTATACCTAATATAAGAATTTAAAAATACAATGGAGGTTTATATATGTTGCAAAGAGGTGCTTGTTATATACGTGTATCTACAGAAGACCAAAAAGAATTTAGTCCAGATGCACAATTAAAAGCAATTAAAAATTATGCTAAAAATAATAATATTATTATTGATGATGATTATATCTTTATAGATGAAGGTATATCTGGTCGTCATGCAGATAAAAGACCAGCTTTTCAAAAAATGATAAAACAAGCTAAATCTAAACCTAAAAAATTTGATGTAATTCTTGTACATAAATTTGATCGTTTTGCACGTTCTCGTGAAGATAGTGTTGTATACAAATCATTATTAAAAAAAGAATGTGGAATTAAAGTTATTTCAATTACAGAATCTATTGAAGATGATAAATTTTCTGTAATATTAGAAGCTATGCTTGAAGCTATGGCAGAATATTATTCTTTAAATTTAGCAGATGAAGTAAAAAAAGGAATGACTGAAAAAGCTAATCGTGGTCAATATCAAGCTTCTCCTCCATTTGGATACAAAATGCAAAATAAACAATTACAAATCGTGGAAGAAGAAGCAAAAGCAGTAAAACTTATCTTTGATAAATATATATCTGGTGAAATGAACTTTTTACAAATATCTCGTTACATAAATAATCTCGGTTATAGAACTCACAGAGGTAATCTATTTGAAAACAGAACTATTGAATATATCTTAAATAATCCTGTATATTGTGGAATGGTAAGATGGACACCTACTGGAAAGACAAAAAGAAATTACAATAATTCTGATACTATTATAAAAGTTTCTGAGCATGAATCAATAATTAGTAAAGAAATCTTTGAAACTGCTAAAAGCTTACTAAATAAAAATAAAAATATTAATAGAAAATATTATAAAGGTACTAATACAGAAAATTTACATTGGTTAAATGGTTTAGTTAGATGTAAATTATGTGGCAAAACATTTGTTAGAAATCAAAAAGATTTTTATCAATGTAATGGATATGTAAAAGGGCAATGTGTTAAGAGTCAACTTGTAAAAATATCTAAAATAGAAAATGCTATTTTAGAACAATTAAAAAAAGATTTTTCTAGTAATATAGAATTAAATATAAAGGTAAATTCTTCTAATAAAAAAGATAATGAACTACTTCTTCTATATTCTCAACTTGAAAAAATGTCTGAAAAAGAAACTCGTATTAAAGAAGCTTATATTAATGGTATTGATACAATTGAAGAATACAAAAATAATAAAAAAGATTTACAAGAACAAAAAGATATTTTAAATATAAAATTAGCAGAATTAAAAAAGAAATCTGATAACAAATCAAAAGAACAAATATTGAAAGAAAATTTAAAAAGTGTTTATGAAGTATTATCTGATAAAAATATTGATATGAAAAATAAATATGAAATATCTCATACCATTATTGATAATATATACTTTCTTAGAGATGAAGGCATTTTGGAAATATCTTATAAATTATAACACCAAATGCAATATGGAGGACTATATTCCGTTTGGTGTTGTACATATCTTATATTTGCTTACTAACTATATATCTTATTTTATATAATTATAAAAATTAGAATAAAGAAAAACCGTTTATAATGTTTGTCGATTTTCCTTTATTCTATATTGTTATTTTTAATAATTTATACTTTTATTTTATCTTCTCCTTTAAATATTCTTCTATTACTTCTTTTGGTTTTCTTACATCATTATTCTTACATATTTTAATTAATAGTTCTACATATTCTTCTTTTAAACTATACTTTTCTTTTAATACTTCCTTTAACATTACATCTTCTTTTTTCATTTCTTTCTCCTTATAAGTTATATTTTTTAGAAGCTTCTATATAATATTTTACTTCATAAGGAGTAATAAATAATACAAAATGTACATGCAATTATATACAAAATTATACAATATTATACAATAAAATCTATTTTCTAATATTTTATTAAAATTTTTAGGTTGTTTTTGCTATTTTTAATATCTTTTCAAAACTGTTTGTTCCCGCTATATATTTTAAACTTACGATATTTAATATTGAATATTCCTTTACTATTTTATTGTATTCTTCTTCATTCTTTATATTTAATTCTTTTATCATTTGTAGAGATTTCTTGTATACTTTCTCCATAACAATCATCTCCTTTTTATTAATTATATCATATTATGTTAATCTATTGTGTTGTAATTTGTCGAATTGAATTAAATATATAAATTGTGACTTATCAGAATTGATTTTAAGAGGATTTTATTTTGAATTAGACAAGTTATATAACAAAAAAAGAGCTAAGACGAAATTAATCATCTTAGCCCTCATATTTTTATACATTATACTAATTTTTATAGTATCCTAAAATA